CGCACCTGATAGATGCCACGCATTCCCGCCGCCACGTCGAAATCATACGAGGTGCCTGTTACACTCACGGGGTTAGCGCCGTCGATAGAGACTTCATAGCTTGTTGCGCCTGGCACTGCCTGCCAGGTTACGGTTGTCATTGCCATCTCTTACCACTCTCCTAACCGATTCCGGGGGCAGCCGGGCGGCCCCCTGTTGCTACCTGCTCATTAGCCACATAACCTAACGTGATGCCCTGTCCTTCAGGCTTGACGAAAATCAGCAGGCCAGGGGCAGACGGTGCAGCACCGGTCGAGGTTTTCCAAGTGATACCCGCCGGGTGCGACACAACGGCTGTTGTATACACAGCTTGCACCGGTGCGTTAGTCAGCTCATACGTTCCAGAGCTAATAGTTTTGATAGGCGGCGTGGTAGCATCCACACCATCGCGGCCAGGGATACCCTGATCTCCTTTAGGGCCTGGGTTGCCCTGTGGGCCAGCCGGGCCAGTTTCGCCGCGTTCACCCTTAGGGCCAGCCGGGCCAGGCTGCCCGCCGCCCGCATTGGGTCGCTTCTCAAGCTCTCTCTGAACAGCAGACTCAACAGCCGGGGTAAGGCTCTGCACAAGCTCATTCGCAAGCACAGCGCGAGCAACCGTATGCGCTTCACGCTTCACCCCCTCAAGAGGCTTACCGTAAAGCTCTCTCTCCTCATTCACAAGAGCGACACTCTGTAACACTTCAGACATGATCTTTTCCTACGCTCCCTTAATAACAGCAATCGAAGCCGCGAGCGCGGTTAGTTGTTCCTGTGGTGCGTTGAGGGCTTTGAGTGCTGTGTATTGGGTTTCTAGAATTTTGAGGTTTTCAAGGTATGCGTTTAGTTCGCCTTTTGCCCATGCGATTTGTAGGTTCCACAGCCACGGGGCGGGGATTGTGTCGTATGGGTTGGTTTCGTTGCCGCCGCGTTCGCCGATTGTGTCGTTGGTTAGGTAGAGGTTTCCGACATTGAGTTTTTCGGCTTTGTGCAGGATTTTGACGGCTTGGTCGAAACTGGTTACATTGTGGATGCAGTGCCAGAATTTTTGCCGTGGCTGCCCTGCATAGTAGTTTTCTTGGAGCCATGTTGAGGCTTCATATAAGGCAGCTTCGCGTTCAAAGGTCATGAGGTAATCGGCGGCTGCGAGCATCCCTTCAGAGGTTAGGGTGCCGGGGTTTGCGACTACTAGACCGGCGGGGAATAGTTTCTTCAGGCGGGCGCGTAGTTCAGTGTAGTAGGCGATTTTGGGGGCTTGTTCGTCTTTGCCGTGGGCGGCTTCATCTAGGAAGAAGTCTTCCACGCCGAACCAATCGTGATAGTTGCGGGCTTGTGCGATAACATTGTCGATGGGTTCTTCGCCGTATTTTGTGCGAATGTAGCCCATTGCTTTTTGCCCGTATTCATCACGGTTGATTTTGAGCTGGTTTGTAAAGTTTGTGTACGAATCGGAGCCGGGGCCTTCGCCGGGGCCTGAAGCCGGGTTGATGATAACGAAGGGGATTACGTCTGCTGCTTCAGCGAGCGCCTGCCATTTGGAGCCTTCAGATTGGTTGCGCAACCAAAAATCGGCGTAGAAGTATGAGGGTACGAAGATGGCGCGTTGTAGGCGGCGGTAGTGTGCCTGTTTCGCTGCGATGCTGATTGCCTCTTGGATGTTTCCGCCGCTGGTTGTTTCAGAGGCCGGGGCGGCGGCGATGCTGATATGTTTCAGCGCGCCGTTTACTACTTCTGCGGTGATTATTGCGCCTTCATTTTGCACCACTGTTTTTGCTTCTTCGCGGGCTATTTGGCGTATCTGATCAGTCATAGGCTCTCCTAGTCTGTTTCGATGCTGAGTGTTGCGGTGCCATCGCCGTTAGGGGTGATGCGGATGCGGCCAGCCTTCACGGCGGGGGGTGCGGGGCTGTTCGCGGGGTGTGGTGCATAGATGGTGGTAAGGTCGAGGGTTTGCCCGGCCTGCACGGTGATAGTGCGGGATGGGAGCGGTACGGGGGTACCGGCGCTATCTCGAAGATTCGGGTACACCTCATAAGTAGCTTTGCCGTCTTTAGCTTCAGGTGAGATGGTCAGCGTAATACCGGGTTCGCTTGTGGTGATTCCTGATGCCTGCCAGTCTTCTACGATTTCGCCGTCTTGAAGGCGGGCGGGGATTTTTGCACCCCAATAGAAGCTACCGTTTGCTGCAAATTCTTCTACTGCACGGAATTTGATTTCACCGTGCAGCGGTTCGTTTTTGCCGTTCACAGTTCGAGGGGTGACAAATTTTCCGATAACACGGGCTGTTTCAGTCATTGTGGGTTTCCTCGCTGGTTTCGCCCGAATTGGCTTGTGGTTCCTGGTTGTCGAGGGCGATAACACCTAGCTGTAGTTTCGCGTCTAGAAGTGCGTCTCGAAGCTGTGCGTTTTCTTCAGCTAGGTAGATGCATTTAGCTTGGAGCTGCTGTAGGGTGAGTTCCATTGTGTGCCTTTCTTATTTGTCACGGCGTAGGGGCAAAATAATAATGTCGATCCAACAGTCTACGGCCTGCACCTGGCTTAAGTTGTTTACAACAAGTTTGCACCCTGATTCGGTCACGTCTGTTACGTTTGCCACGAGTGCGTATCCTGTGACAGGTTGAGCAATAATGTATGGGCGTTGTTCAAGACGTGTTGGATAGGTTACATTCCATTCGCCCCAGCCGCCCGCACGCATAGCGAATGGGCCAACAGGGACGTGGAAGAAATTCTCTGTCTGCGTGAACAGGCCATTTAGCCGCATGTTGCCGCGAACGCGGAGGGCTTCAGAGATTGTTACGCCGCCGTTATTATCAACAGCTAGACCTTTGATTAGCCCGTTTCGATCACCTTCATTACGCATACCAAAGCTGAACCACCCCTGCGGGTGCATATGGATAACACCGTTTGGCACTGATCCTGTCACCTAGTGCGGGCGCATCTCGATAATTGACGAAACAGAGTCAGCGGGGCCTTCAGGTTCAGTAGTCCAGATTTTCACGCCGGGGCGGCCTTCACGGGCAGTACGGAGAGTGCCAATGAAGTAGTTATCCTTGCCCATCGCGTCGATCTTGACTTGCTGCAATCCGTTAGCATCGTATGCTTGGATACCCTCTGCGTTGATTTTCACGCCGCGATCAGGTGCAGTAGAGGTTTGCAACAGACCCGATGTGATGATCTGCGAGGCCAGCTGCTCAACCTGAATCTTCTTCGAAATCAATTCAGGTGTAACAATATTCTCGATCACGGTTGCACGCTGAAGAACCGCGTCTTCAGTCACCACGAGCTTCTTAGTCTCAGCTGACATAGCGCTAACAATCTCAGCGGCCAGCCTCTCAGTCACATTCAACTGCCTAACATCAAGCGTGCCAGGCACAATAAGATCACGGCCATTAAACGGCGGGCTGGTTAGCTTCTTAATACCCGCGATAGCGGCTTCAGCTATCTTATCGTCCGAAATAGCCTGACCGCCGCCCCCGCCGCCATTCTCAATAGCACGAATCCTAGAATCAGCATCCGCGAGCGCGGTTTCTGTGTTTTTTATGGATTGTTTGGCGGCTTCAACGATTTTGGTTGCTTCGTTTAGGCGTTCGTTGTATTTGGCTATTGTGTCGCCGTTCCAGGTGTATTTTTGTCCGTTGGTTGCGTAGTAGGTTACGCCTTCGCCTGGTTGTGCGACTTTTAGGCCGTGTGGTACGGATGCGGGGGTTCTGAGTTGCTGCACGAGGTGGCGGAGTGTGTCGCCTGGGTTTGTGGGTCGTTGATCAACGTAGCCTACCATTGTGCCGCCTGGAAGTCGATAGTGATTTTTCCGTCTAGGGAGCCGTTTAGTTTGATGATGCGCATTCGTCGTGTTCCGTCTGGGATGGAGAACCACCCTGCGGTTGTTACTGTTGCAACGTCTCCAACGTGGAAGCTGCCTAGTGGTGTTTTGGGGTTATCCGCTAGAAATGATAGCGTCACTTGGTCTGTCATTACCTGTCTGGATCGTAACGCACCCCATGCTTTCTGTGTCAGCTGTGTTAGTTCTGATTGGTCTGAGTCTGTGATGACCGCTTCGAGGAATGGTGCACGGTGCTTGAAGACGCTGGTTAGGTCTTCTGCTATGCCGATTGCTTTTCCTTCGCCTTCACCTGATCCGGTGCACCATACACGATGAATGATGTCTTTTCCGGTTGAGTTGATGGAAACGTCTTCGATTAGCCCCTGCGGTACAGTGGTATCAAAATCTGGTACCCATGTTTGGGAGATGAAGGGGTAGGTTTCGCCGCCGTGGCAGAAGTGCCATTCAATCTTTGTGTGCGTCTCGTTGGCTCATGCGGGGCGGATCATGATGTCTGGCCCGCCAATAACTTCAGAGAGTTCTTTCCAGCGTTTGCCGATCATGTTGTTTGAGACGTTCCATTTTTCATAGGTTCGTTCGCGCTGGCCTGTGTCGCCGAGGATTTCTTTATGGCGGATTGGGAAATATCCGCCGGGGCGATCCATAGCGTGCTTGCATAGCTCCCAGGCGATGTTTCCTAGCGTTGTGCCACGGTATTCTAGATGCTCCCAGATGGTACGGTTCTCGAATATCTCACGGATACCCTTCACCTTCAGCTCTAGCGTGTGCAGGGTTTCTTTCCCCCAATCCTGCACATACCCGGCGATAATGGGGTGTTCTGCCCCGTCTGCTGCGGTATGGGTGAGTAGCACGCCGCCCTGTGGTGGTGTGTACCATTCAAAGGATTTGGTCTTCAGGTCTTTCTTCTGCACGGTGAAGGATAGCTCTTCAACGCCGTTGAGGGGGATAGTGAAAGAGCCGCCGCTTTCCGGTTCGATGGGTGCGCCAATGTCGCCGGTGCTGAGATTCAAGAAATAGAATTTGAAAGCCATAATTCGGCGGCTCCTTCCTTGGTTTTTATTCGGATGCAACACCCATATCAACGATGGTGAATTGGTCGCCTGCGTAGCGGCGTTCTGTGCCACCGCGAACACGCCAATACCTGTAACCCCAAATATGGGAGATAACGTAATGGATTTTGTGCAGGCCGGGTTTGACCGTCCAGACGCGGGCAACATCCCTCGTATCGAAGACGTTGTTAAACTCGCGCTCTCGACAGAAGATCAGCTGATCATCTAAATACACGTCATATCGCACAACGCCCTGATCGGCGGTTGTTGCGCTCTCCCACTGGCCGGGCTTACCGTTTGCCACCGTGGAAGAGATACGAATGTCTATATTACGGTCAGTAGGTACAAAGAATGTGCCAGCACCGCGAGTAAAACTGCCTTGGTCTCGCACAGCGTCGTCTTCGTGATAATGGCGGTGCAGGATACCGAGCGAACCACCTACCGGACGGGAATACACCGGGTTACCCGCCTCTGGTATAGCAGAGGTGGCAGACACACCGGCGCGAACCTCGCGCTTGGAAAGCATGACCGCGCCGGGTGGTACCGCCTGCCCGATCTTGACTACCGCCGAGTTATTGCCATCCGTTGCAGGCTGGTTCTGCTGAACATAGATGTAGTCTGTACGAGAAGCGAGCGGCGCGGCTGGCCGCGTGTTGATGGTCTGCTCCTGTACAGGGATACGAACAGCCCGGCCTTTGGCCAGATGCGCAACCACTGCACCAGCGTTCACCTTCCACGCAAGCGTCGAGGTGCCTTCCACCGTGCAGCCATTGATAATGCCCGCCTCTGGATACTCAGCGGCGGTAATAGCCTGAATATCTTCAGGTGTGGTACCCACACCCTCCTTAGTATTTGCTATACCGAATCCTGTAGCCAATT